CTAAAAATCAATGTATTTCGCAAATTTATCTGCCGTTTTCTCTCTAGCTGATTGAGTAACGTGGGTATAGATATCCATAGTTGTTTTTATATTTTCGTGTCCAAGTCTATCTTGAACCTCTTTGATACTTGCTCCACTTTCAAACAGTAACGATGCATGAGTGTGTCTGAATCCATGCGGTTTGATTGGTGGAAGATTGTATTTTCTCAAAAAAGACGGAAGAAACTGGTCAATGTATTTGTTTATGAAATTTCCGTTATTTCTATGAAAGATAAATTCGTCGCCTTTGTCTATGTTTTTACCTTGCTTAAATAACTCTTTTCTAAGTTCGTTTTTCCACGTTCTAAGAGCGTTCAAAGTGGTATCGTCAACTGATATAGTACGTATACTTTTACGTGTCTTAGGTGCTTGTATATGTAAGCCTCCGTTACTATCAATTGCAACAGTCTTATCTATCGTAATTGTTCCATTGTTAAAATCTACGTCAGACCATTTTAATGCAGCAAGTTCGCCTTTACGCATACCAGTGAACGCCAGAACTCTAAATACTACATACATTTGATATGTAGAATGTTTCTTTAATGTTTCTAGGAATGTTCTTAATTGTTCTTTAGTGTAGAAATTTACTGTCTTATCAGTATCATTTAAAGTCTTTCGTTTCTTTGGAGCTATAACGTCATTCATAGGATTAACTTTAATTTGTTTCATCACTTTTGCATAATCAAAAATCCGGCGTGTTAAGTTGATAATATTATTATAGTTTTTGGAAGTTTTGAACATTCGATTAACTTGTTTTTGACAAAATGCAGTATCTACCTTATCCACTCTTAAAGTTCCAAAATAGGGGAGTATTTGAACGTTTATAATATTGTTTTGAGTATATGCAGTACTTTCCTTAACGGTCGTTTTATATTGCTCAAACCACATTTTATAAACCTCCTCAAAGGTCATGATTTTACGCTTGCTTGTTGGAAGTCCGTTTTCCATGACCTCTAACTCCAAACGTGATAGGGCAGTCTTTGCCTCTGCTATCGTTCTAAATCCACGCCTTGTTGTGCGTCGTTGCTTGCCAGTTACTGGATCAGTTCCAAGATACAAGTTAAACATGTACGCCTTAGAGCCATCTTTTTTGGTGTATTTTTTAATTTTAGCCATTATAATCATCTCCTTAGAATATATGTTCTTTTTATGTTCTTTTTAAACCCGCCGATTTCGACGGGTTTGCTAAAATTCTAATTTCATTTGCTTAGATTGAAAAGTGTTATAAGCCAATCGTTTTGTTAATTTCATGTATAGCTATAGCTTTTAGCACTTCAAATGAGATGCCAGAAAGTTTGCTAGATACTTTTTTTGTTGCTTTCCAAATCTTATTATCACGAATACTGTTAAGGTATTCATGACCTGAATAAGTTAAATTAACGTTTGTAATAATTTTGATGGTGTTATTGGCATATATAAAGTTTGCAGTAACTAAATTACCTTCTTTCAGTTTTGAAATAGTGTAAGATAACTCATTATTACTTTTGTCTGTACTTTTAGCAAATTCAAATAAATCTTTAGAATCAAGCCCTTGTAATGGGGCTTTTTCTTCTACATGGATTAGTAATTTTCTGATGAAATCATAATCTAGTTTCACATAATCACGTCCTTTCTAAAGTACAACCAATCCAACAATCTTAAACTCATTATTTTAAATTTATACCGTTTCCTAGTAATTTACTTTCCGCAACAGTATTTCCGTATCTATCTTTAAAAGTAACTAATCCAATATTATCATCACCAGTTTTTCTTTTAACAGCACCTTTAATAGCATTATATATATTTAAATACATTGCTTTTTGTTGATTATCAGTGGCTGACATTGCCCTTGAAGGAACTGTTACAACATAACCACCATATTCATAACTTATAGCAAAATCTCCTAAGTCATTATTTTGCATATATTCATTTAATTCATTAACGGCTTCATTTATTTTTTCATCATCATTTGAAGACGAATCACTTGAATTTTTGCTTTCAACATCATCAGAAGTTTCACTAGATGATGTTTCTTTTTTCGAGGATTTAGTAACTTTTTTCTCACTATGTATAGAACTGGTTCCTTTACTATTTGTATCATCGTCATCAGGACCAACAATAGCAAATGTTAAAAATATAGTGGCTATCGTACCTAAAATAATACATTTGAGAATACCAAATAAATATTTTTTTACACTACCTGAATTTTTTGCTTTAAATGCAATCTTAAAGCAAAAATAAACCATAACAATTCCTAAAATAAATATAATAAATCTAATCATAATGTTTTAATTCCTTTCTTTTTGTATCTATCAATAACTCATCATAATAATGCAGCTTTCAATATAATATGTACTCACCATTGTTAACGCTCTTAAAATTTCTATTGAAGAACTTGGTTATCTCATTTTTTGCCACGTCTGCTAAATAGTGGGGGATACAGTATGAATTTAGAAAATCATAGACGCTTATATCTCTGATTTCAGTATCACTACAATAAAACGGAACTAATAACCTAACGGCGACTATGTTTGTTTGGTATTCTATGCCAGTCTTATTATTATGTAATGTATTGTAGAAGAATAAGTCTGTTTTATCTCCACGGATAATATGCGAAAGCTCATGGGCGTATTGAAATACCAATTCATCTTTATTATGCCAGTCTAAATTCATTACAACACACATATCATCATAAGAAGAACCTGGTGGAGTATATGGATCAAAATGTTCCCATATCACACGTATATTATTATCAATTGCAATATTATCCAAATAGGACATAATATCATCTTTCATAATAATACCTCCACTATTTCAAATCGTTACGTGTGCCTCTCATTAGTCGCCTCATGAATTCCAAATCTTCTTTTGGAATTTGACGTCCTTCATATGTAAAAATAACATCATCATCTTCAATATCGGCAGTTTTGACGGTTTCAGTTTGTGTTGGTTTTCCAAGTAAATAATCAACTGAAACACCGTATAATTCAGCTAACTCTTTCAAAGTTTCAAGGTCAGGTTCTCTACTACCATATTCATAATTAGCGTATGTTTGCATTGTCTTTAAACCAATTTTTTTTGATACGTAAGTTTTGTTCCAACCTTTACTTTCTCTTAAATTTTCTAATCTTTTACCTAATTCAATTGACATAGGATAACCTCCAATCTAAGCAATATTTACACAATTATTATATATTAGTTAAACAAAAAATACATATTTTTAAACAAAAAGTTTAACAAAAGTGTTTACTTTTTCAAAATGTTTAGTATAATAATAGTATAAAGTTAAACGATACGTTTAATTAAAGGAGGTGGAGACATGACCTTGTTAAAAGAAAATGCAAGTTCAATTTTAAAAAAAGAGCTTGCAAATAAGGGCTTAAAGCAAACCTATGTAGCTAAAAACATAGGAGTTACAGCACCTTATTTAAGTCGAATGTTAAACGGTAGTATAAATTTAACCGTTGAAGTCGCAATTAAAGTGGCACGTTTTTTAGATGTACCACTTGAAAAAATTTTAAACTAAAGTTAAACGTAATGTTTAGAAATAAGGAGAAATGAAAAATGGAATTCACAGAAAAGCTAGTAAACATAATGAATGAAAGCTTTAACAGCCAAGCGCAAAACGTAATTGCAAAAGATTTTGCTGATTATGTTTGGGAAACAAATCCATTTGATCAAACTGATTATGAAAGTCTAATTAAAGAAGTTCTTGAGTCAGGAGCTTTTCCAACAAGCATGGACGTTATGGCAAGAGAGGCAATTCAAAATTGCTTTATCAATGCTTTGCAAAAGAAAGGTATTGATCCGTTTGAAGAAATAAGAAACGGAGGGATAAAAATGAAAAATGACATTGAACAAGCAAAGAAAGATTTAGAGTTCATTAGATTAGTTCATTTAATTGATGATGACCTAACATACACCAGAATGTACTACAGAAAAATGGCAGGAGTTGAGTTGAATTTTGAAAAACGCCGCCACAGACGTATTCAAAGATTACTTGAAAATCAACTTAATAATTTAAAAGCGGAGGAGTTACCAGGAATGAACGAAATAGAAAAACTCATAAAGGAAACACAAAACACTGACGAGCCTATGACTAAATGGGCAAGAGTGATTATTCAAACAAACGAAAAGAACCCTAAGCCAATCGCAATAATGACTAATGATGATTGCGAAGTAGCAAAAGGGTTCGTAATAAGACTATTACCTAGTAAAGACTAGTGAGGTACTAATTAATGAATACAAAAAAAGAATCACCAAAAGAAATTGAAAGAGACCCTTTTTGCGGAATGGTTTTCCAAGGGCCTCCGGTTTCTAAAGAACAGTATATTAAAGCATATGAGGGCTATGTTAGGAGATGTTCTAACTAATTATTTTGTTCTAACCATAAATTAGTTCGAGAAGAATTTGTAACTAAATCATTAAACTCAGAAATTGAAATACGAATTTTTGTTTCTGGATAATTTATTTCTTTAAAAATGGTATTTATATCTAACGAACTAACTAGCAGTATTTCTGTTGGTAAATGTTGAAACCATTTCGTATTAGGTAGAAGTTCTAGTTTAGTTCTAATGGCAATTGCTAGAGGGTCATTGCCAGCTGCAACGCTGTAATCAAATGTAACTAAATATTTGTGCATATCAATACCTTCTTTCTAATTATCAGCAAATAAAAGTTTTGGGAGATCGTCTATTTGCTAATTAAATTATAACACTACATATAGTGTCATCAAAATTGAGAAAGGTGGGTGTCGTATGTGGAATGAAATTCAAAAAGCATTAGATAAGAAGAACATGTCAATTTATAAACTAGCAAAAATAACAGGTATTCGAGACTCAACGTTACACAACTACAAAAGAGGATCAGAGCCTTCATTTAAAAACATGTGCAAAATAGCAGACGCATTAGACGTCAGCTTGGATTATTTCAGAAAGGAAGAATCACAATGGAAGAACTAATAAAAGTAACGACAAAAGGCGATACACAAGTTGTATCAGCTAGAGAATTACATGAGAAGTTAGGATTGACTACTCGCTTTAGTAAATGGGTAGATCAAAACTTTAAAGACTTTATAGAAAGCGTGGATTTTACAAGTGTAACTACAGTTACAGTTGTTAATAACGGTGCTAAACGTGAGTTACAAGATTACGCAATCACAATCAGCATGGCAAAAGAACTTTGCATGATGAGTCATACAGAACTAGGTAAAGAATATCGTAAATACTTTTTGGAATTAGAGCGTAAATGGAACGATCCCAAAGAAGTTGTCAAACGTGGATATGCAATCCTACAAAATGAGAACAAACAACTAAAGATTGAAAATGGAATTTTGAAACCTAAGGCAGACAAATACGACCGTTACTTAAGCAATAAAGGTTTAATCACAATTACAGAAATTGCTAAAGAGTACGGTATGAGTGGTAAGGGATTAAACAAGTTCTTGCATGAAAAAGGCGTCATCTACAAAAAAGGCGATAAATGGTTTGTGTACCAACGTTACGCAAATGATGGCTTGGTAGGTTATGAAATCTATATGCCAGAAGATAGAGAAATCAGACGCACGCTCAAATGGACTACAAAGGGCGAGCAGTTTATCAGAAACATTTTAGAAGATGAAGGAATCAAGCCAGTTCTTGAAAGACCAAGTCAAATGATGATTGAAGAGCCACAAGAAGAATACGACGGAGATTACTATACAGCAAGTGAGATTGCTTATAAGTTATATCTTCCAAAAGGTGCAGAGTTGCTTATTGGTAAGTTAGCTAATGAATACAGATTAAAGCCAGTATTCAGTGATAGCAATAAATATTGCCGTCGAGTAGTAGATGAATACGGCAGAGAAACATGGCAATATACAGCACTTGGAGCAAGAGTGATCGAAGAACTAATTGAAAAAATGGAGGTGTAATTCATGGAAGTTACAGTTCCAGTTGAAATTAAAGTGAATGAGTTGGCAAACGAAATTGTTAGCCAAGCGCTCAAGGCGTTTGATACACGCATGAATCTAATGACTGATACTTACGATTTGCCACCATATCCAACACAAGAACAATTAAAACAAGCTTTGGGGATTGGACAAGACCGTTTAAATAAATGGATTGCCATGGGACTTAAAAAACAGATATGGTCAACCGGTTCAATACGGTTTGACCGTGAAGAAGTCAGAAGATTTTTAAAAGAAAATTTTGAAGTTTAGGAAGTGATAACAATGTGGTGTATATACGGTATTTTCATCTGTATGGCATTTGCATGCAGCGTAGATCTTTATAGGTGGAACAAGAAACGTAAAGGAGGTGATAGCAATGATTGAATTAACAACAGCCGGCTACATTGTATTAATTGCCTTATCTGTATTAGGTGGATATACATTACATGGCGTGGTAGATGCAATCAAGAAAGGTGAATTCTTTGATTGAAAATAAAAAAGCCGGTTCGTGATGAACCGACTTGCAAGAAGATATAAATCAAAACTAAAGAAGTTTTGAATTGAATTTATCTAAAGTATACCACTAACGGAGGATACAAGCAATGGACAGACGAGAAATAGACAAAGCTATTGAATATTCATTCGGCAAAGATCCGATAGCTTTGCCAGATGATAGATACCTAGAACGTAAAGGACAAGAATATCTATCAAAGCAAGGCTGGTTAGAACGTGAATTATTAGGAGGAAATAAACATGTTAGATAGATTAGATAAAGATTTTGAAATTGAAAAAGAGGCTTACGAAATCACAAGTTTGGAAGAGGCGTTATTAACCTTTGAACAAATCTTTGATGAACAAGCAAAAGTGAAGAATTTACAAGACAAAATCAAACGTACTAAGGAATTTTACGAAAATCAAATCAAGTATGAACAATTTAAGATTGAGAATCTTAAAAATGCCTTACTTGCTTATTATGAACGTCAAAAACAAGTAAATCCTAAAGTCAAGATCAAATCGCCATTTGGCAACTTTGTGAACCACAAGGAAAAGCTAGATTTTGAATTAGATGAAGAAAAACTAATCGAAAAGTACAACGGAACTGATTTAGTTAAGACTAAGTCAACATTATATAAAGGCGATTTAAAGAAACGCTTATCAGTTGTTGGAGATAAAGTGATCGACACTGAAACAGGCGAAGTTGTAGACGGAGCTAATCCAGTAACTAAGCCGGCTTATGTATCAGTATCAATAAAGAAACCTAAGGAGGACAAATAATAATGCAAAGTGAGAATTTAGACAAGTTATTTAAAGGTATGAATGCTTTCAGAAGTCAATTAAAGCAACCGATAAAAGATGCAAAGAATCCATTCTTTAAATCTAATTATGTAACGCTTGAGGGCGTTCAAAATGCAATAGATGCAGGCATTAAAGGTACAGGACTTGCATATACTCAAATCGTTAAAAATGACGATAACGGTAATGTGGGAGTTGAGACAATCATAACTCACGAAAGCGGACAATATCTCACTACTGGAGTTCTTGCATTACGTCCAGAAAAAGCAACTCCACAAGGTTATGGATCTACTATCACATACGCCAAACGTTATCAACTAGCATCAGCTTTCGGAGTTAGTTCAGACATTGATGATGATGGAAATGCTGGAAGTTTTAAAACACAAGCAAAAGGAAACTATCAACAAAACAATTACAAGCAAAACTATCAACAACCGAGTCAACAGGTACAACAGAAACAGATAAATCAAGAAGTCATAGCATATAACAGTTTATTTGATAAGGCGTTAGATGCTTTAAAAACTGATAAAGCTACTTTACAAGCTCAAATAAACGAGCAAATGGCGAAGATGTTTCCTAATGATGAAAGCAAAAAAGAAAAATATGAACACGGAATTATGATCCTTAATGGATTATTAGAAAACGAGGCTAACAAATAATGTTTGGAAGGCTTGTAGGAATACAAGGAAACGTGCTTAAAATCGCACTTGATGAAGATTTAAACACGTTCAAGGTAAATAGATACGCCAACGGAAAACAACCAACAGTGGAGCTAGAAATAGCAGATAACAGGAAGATAAGTCCAGAGCAAAGAAAGAAAATATTTGCATTGATTAATGACTTATGTTCCTACACTGGAGACGTTCCAGACTATTGGGAATCAGTATTCAAGTATCAAGTGAGAGAAACATTCGGAGTACCAGAATTCAGTTTGTCTGATTGTTCCGTATCAGTAGCTAATTACATGATCTTAGTTATTTTGAATTTCTTATTTGAAGAAGACATACCCTTTAAAACTAAGACATGGGACAGTTTACCAAATGAATTTCCAAAACAAATGTTATGCCTTAAGAATCGTCGTTGTGTGTTGTGTGGTAAACATGCAGACATTGCACATTATCATGCAGTAGGTGCTGGACGTAATCGAAACAAGATAAGCCACGTAAATAATTACATTATGACCTTATGCAGAGAACACCACACAGAACAGCACAAAATGGGCGTTAAAAGTTTCTTTATGAAGTACCACATTAAACCAATAAAAGTAACAGAAGATATAGCTAAACAACTTAAATTAGGAGTGATAAGCAATGACATTAGGTGAATTGATTGAACTAAAGAAAAAATAGAAGTTTATAAAAGCATTCTTTTTGAAGATGAAGTAAAAATTTTATCTCAGGAAGAAAGATTTGAGTTTTGGTTACCAAAGCTTGATGCAGCACAAGAAAAGTTATCTAAATTCATCTTAGATAACGAAGGCAAGGATCTAATTTTTTAGGAGGTTACACAATGAAAATTAAAAACAAACTTCAAGAATTAAAAAACGAGTACCCAGAACTAAATTTAAAGGCACTCGTTATAAAAAATAATGATTTAAATTTTGCTTTTACCCTCAGAAACTATTTCGGAGTATCAACTATTGAAAGCAACGATTATCAAGGAATCCTTTACCAAAGGATAACACAGGAAAGAACAGCACAAAATAAATATCCTGCTTTAGTAATCGAAATGGTAGTTGATATCGAAGAGTTTGAAAGCTCAAGCAATAGATCATTTTATCTGATTAAAGAATATGGAATTTAATATACACGCCTTGTAAGTCGTAGCTTAAATTATTTTGAAAAGCAAATTGGCGGATATGTTCTTCAAAATTTGGGCTACCTTCAAAGCCAGAGCGGTGTATTTCAAAGTCGGATTTTCCTTCTTTTATAGCTTTATCGTAATTAATTTGAAGAAGTCGAAAATCACCATCTTTTAAATATTCCAGTTCTCTATCAGAAATATGTTTAACCATTATTACACCTCCTTTCATTAGGAGATACGTTAATTATACCAAAGCCAGTAAGCTTACAAACTACCGAATGGGTGGAAAGCCCTTTAAGGAGTGGTAAATATGATTATTAACAATTTATCAACAATCATGGGTAGGAAAAGAATCAAGATAAAGGAACTCCATGAACGTACAGGGATATCAAGAAGCACATTAACCAAGCTTTATTACGATAAAACATCAATGATTAAGTTAGACACGATTGATACGTTATGTTTAGCGCTAGATGTTACACCAGGAGAATTGTTTGAATACAGAAAGGAGTGATACAAAATGGAAGAAAATCCAATGAATGAAAAGCCAAGCTACTACTCAATTCTAACCGCTGATGTTAGATATGACGAAAGATTGAAGAAGTATGCAGATTGTAAAGTGCTTTTTAGTGAAATAACAGCTTTATCCAATAAATACGGATATTGCACAGCAAGTAATGGATATTTTGCAAGGCTTTATGACAGACCTAAGCCAACGATATCAAGATGGATAAACCTTTTAATAAAGCTTGGATATTTGAAGTCAGAAATGATTTACAAGGAAAATTCAAAAGAAATTAAAGAGCGAAGATTATATCCAATTACAACGCCTATAAACGCAAATAATAACATGGGTATTAACGCCAGTGTTAAGGGGGGGTATTAATACAGATAATAACAGGGGTATTAACGCCAGTGTTAAAGATAATATTACAAGTATTAATACTATAAATAATAATATAACTACTACTACTACTGGACCAACTGAAATTGGATCAATATATGAGTTTTGGGAATCAAATGTTGGTAGCTTATCTCCTTATCTTTATGAAGAAATTCAAGCTATTTATGAAGATTGGTCAGAAGTATCTAAACAGCCTAAAGAAATGATACTTGAATCAATCAAAATGGCACTTGATAAAGGCGTTAGAAATATAAGTTATATCAAGACTATCTTAAAACGCTGGTATGACAACCGTATATACAACATTGAAGATTTAAAGGCAGACCAAGAACGATTTGAGAAGAACAAGGAAAGTAAATACAACAAGAAAACTAGAAAAGGCAATGCATCCGGATATGATGCTAAACAATGGACGTATCTATCCGAAGAAGAAGAGATGAGGCGATTTTTTGGGGACGATTAAAACAACAGGAGATATTTTTTCTCAAATGATGAAAAAGATATTTATTGAAGTTGGAGATTGCCCACAATGTGGGGGTAAGTTGCTAGTACCTAAAGCAAAGCAAACAGTACCGCCAACGTGTCCAACTTGTGCATACAGTGATAGAAACTTGAGAAGAAATGTTACAGAAGAAACATGGAGCGTAGAGGCTCAAAAGAATAAAGCCACAGGGGCGTTTATAGATAATTCTATTTTACCAAGTTTAAAGATGATGGGAGCAACGTTTAATAACTTGAATCTTTACTCAAACGATATTAAAGAAGTTGCCAGAATTGCTAAAGATATAGCTAACAGGATATCAAAGCCACAACATAGTCCAGTGCATTCGTTATTTTCCGGAAGTTCAGGACGTGGAAAAACAAGGATAGCAATATCAATCATTAATGAAGTTTGGCGTTTAACTGGATATAAGAGGAGCGTTGTATTTATCGACTATCCATTACTTGTATCAACTCAAAGATTAGGTATCAACGACAGTGAGGCACGCAGAAAAGTTGATAAGGCTATTCGTAAAGCTAAGCAAGCAGATTTATTGATCGTTGATGATATTGGAACAGAAAGCCAAATGAATAGTGGTTGGAACAAGGAAGTATTTAATGAAATTATGCGATTTAGAGAAGATAAGGACGTGATTGTTACTACCAATGTTCCACCTAAAGAGCTAGTCAATCTTTACAGTGAACAGACTGTATCAAGGCTTAGAAAACACGCAAGAGGTAACTACATTTTATTTAAAGACAGCATAAAGGATTATAGGAGCGTTGCAGTATGAGAGTTAAATCAATGTTATTAGATGATGACGGAATCACATACGTTATTGGAGAAACTAAGTTCCGTTATCGAGTGGAACAAAAACCAAATATCAAAGTAGGTCAAGAAGTGGAGCTTGTGGACTTGATACGCAAGACAAGACCTTACTTGGTTATGAGTGCAGAGACAGAGAAACAAATGGGGGCTAGGAATGAATAAGGAATATGAACAAGGTCAACAGGATATGTTGGCACTGATTAAAGATGCGTATTATAGGGCTGACAAAGAAATATTCGAACGCTTGCTTGATGATGAAGATGAGAATGAAATACGCGACTTTTTAAGGATCAAGTATATCAATCAAGGAATAAAAATTGGACGTAAGATGCTTTTAAGAGAGATTGCAGAAAATTATGATATTAACTTTTAACATTGAACCACAACAACAAGAACGACCAAGAGCCACAGGTCGTGGCAAATTTATCCGAGTATATGATCCACCTAAAACGGCTAAATTCAAACGTGAGTTAAAGCAGTTGGCAATGTTGGAAATGAGAGGCAAAGACAAGTTTGATAGTGCGATTTCTGTAACGATTAGATTTTTCCGTAAAGTTCAGAAAAGCATTTCTAAAAAAGAACATGCTAGACGTACACAAGGACACGTTAGACCAATCGTAAAGCCAGATTTGGATAATTATATCAAATCAACATTAGATGCCTTAAACGGCGTTATATGGACGGACGACGCCACTATCGTAGAACTAAATACAAGCAAGTGGTATGCAGACGATCCAAGAATTGAAATTGAAGTAAAGGAATTGAAAAATGATGAAGAGAGAAATCAAAACTAAAGTAGAGTTATATAACGATAATTTTGAGAACTTTAAACGATACAACATACCAAAGGCACAACTAATTATTGCAGATATCCCCTACAATATCGGAAATGACTTTTATGCAAGCAGGTCAGATTGGTATGTAGGGGGGGGACAACAAGAACGGAGAAAGTGAGAATGCTAATGCCTTAGCTTTCAACAGAGATGAAAATTTTAATGTTATCAATTTTATGAAGTTTGCTAGAAAGCTACTTAGAAAGGAGCCAAAGGAAGTTGGCAAGGCTCCAGCTATGATTGTGTTTTGTGGTTGGCAACAAATCAACATGTTAGCTGAACAAGCCAAGAAAGAGGGCTTTAAACATGCTTATCCGTTGACTTTCAATAAGAAAACAAGTTCGCAAGTCTTAAAGGCAAATATGAAGATTGTAGGAGCTACAGAATACGCACTTGTTTTGTATCGTGAGAAGTTACCCAAATTCAACAATGATGGACGTATGATTGTGGATCACTTTCCTTGGGTAGTAGATAATACTTATCCTAAAATTCACGCAACACAGAAACCAATACCAGTGTTAAGACGCTTGATTGAAATCTTTACCGACCCAGGAGATGTTGTAATTGATCCTTGTGCTGGAAGTGGTAGCACGTTAAGAGCTGCAGCTGAATTAAATCGTAGCGCATACGGTTTTGAAGTTGAAAGAAAAATGTGTGAAACAGCCAAACAGAAGATGCTGGGACATGCAGAAATTTTATTAGTTTAAAGGAAGTGAAACAGTGAAGATACTAAATAAATTACTAGCTTGGTTAGTGGGAATTGCAGTTTTTGCAAATGTCATAACTTTGATACTTGGAATCTTTTATTTCTTTGATTTTTATCTGTTCAAGTTGTGGATTGCTGAGTTAGTAACAACGCTTGTAATAGCAGGAATCAAAGTACATGTAACATATATGATTTTTGAATCAGAGGAGAAAAGACAATGAATGAAAATATTGAAGCAATGTCAGAAGAATTAAGAAAAGAGTTTCCAAAAAAAGTATATCAAGAATTAAGTTTGATAATTTATGACCGCCACAAAAATGATTATTTTTTAGATGATGAATTTCAAGAAAAAAAGTTTAGAAATTTGTTTATAAATTACAAAACGAGCATGGTAGAGATTAGTAGCGATAAATACAATATATTTGATATTCATACAAGCATACTCATCGAACAGGAAGAATTAGCAGTTATCGGAAAAGTTATAAATATAGTGGTTAAACACTTG